GTAAGTTAAATGAAAAGGATATGCTAAGCATATGCAAAACATATGTTGAGGATGTGTATTGCAAGTTTAAAAACGAAGATGGGTATTTTTTTAATGAAAGAATGTTTAATGAATCAATTAGACGCTCAAAATACACAGAAAGTCGCAGAAAGAATGCATATGCAAAGCATATGAAGGAGCATATGGGTAACCATATGGGAACTGAAACTGAAACTGAAACTATAAATGATAATGTAATTAATAAAAAGAATAAGGTATCAAAAAATTTAAAACCAACTTTGGATGAGGTTCGGCAATATTGTGCTGAAAGAAATCGAGGTGTTGATGCCGAAAAGTTTTTTAACTACTATGAATCGAATGGTTGGAAAGTAGGCAAGAACTCAATGAAAAACTGGAAAGCTGCTGTGCATACTTGGGAGAAAAATAATGTTCAACCAGTTAAATCAAAACTTGTATTATGACATTTTCAGAATACGGAATTACAATCCCGGCGCATAAGCATAGTGGCGAGATAACAACTATTTGCCCAAAGTGTTCACCTGAACGTAAGAAAAAGAATATCAAGTGTTTAAGTGTTAATTTAGATAAATCAGTTTGGCATTGTCACCATTGCGGATGGAACGGATTCTTAAAGTCAGAACCAATTGAAAAAAAGATTTATGTTAAACCTGAATGGAAAAACAAAACAGAGTTAAGCAATCAAGTTGTAAAGTGGTTTGAAGGCAGATGTATCAGTCAAGAAACATTAAAGTTTTGGAAGATTAGCGAGGGTTTGGAATTTATGCCGCAAATTGGCAAAGAAGTCAACACGATTCAATTCAATTATTTCAATGACCAAAACGAACTGATAAATGTTAAATATCGTGATGGCGCAAAGAATTTTAAACTACACAAGGGTTCCCAGCTTATATTTTATGGTTTAAACGCATTTAAAAGCGATTTAAAAGCGTTTCTATGCGAAGGTGAGGTTGACCTACTATCTTTGTATCAAAGTGGCTATAAAAACGTTTTAAGCGTTCCAAACGGAGCGAACCTAAAAAACAATAATTTGGAATATTTGGATGAGGTTGCTGATAAGTTTATGAACGTACCTGAATTTTACCTTTGCTTTGATAACGATAATGCAGGAAGAAGATTACGTGATGAAATAGCTGAAAGACTTGGTAAAGAACGATGCAAGTACATTGAGTTCAAAGATTGTAAGGATGCTAATGAATGTCTGCAAAAGTATGGCATTCAAGGTATTATTGAATCAGTAAGTCAACCAAAAGAGTTTCCACTTGAAGGATTATTTACAGTTAAAGATATTGAAAACGAAATCGATGATATTTACATCAATGGTCTTGAACCTGGATTAAAGATAGGGCATCCAAACTTTGATAATCATTTAACTTTTGTACCCGGATATATTACAACCATTACTGGCATACCTGGACATGGTAAATCTGACTTTTTAGATGAAATAATTTTAAGACTGCATTTTAAACATGGTTGGCGAAATGCTTATTATTCACCTGAGAATAAACCGACTGAATTGCATTTTAGCAAACTTGCTCGTAAAGTGTTAGGTAAATCATTTGAGGGCAAAGATAAAATGAGTATGCAAGAACTAAGGCAAGTAAAGGAAGCATTGAATAATAAAGTTTGGTTTGTAAAGCCTGAAAAAGATTTTACTTTGGATTCAATACTTAATCACGTAAAGAGTTTGAAATTTAGATTTGGTTTGGATAGTTTTGTAATTGATGCATGGAATAAACTTGAACATAAATATGGACAAAGTGAAACGAAGTACATTGGTGAAAGCATGGATAAACTTGGAATGTTCTGCGAAAATTATAAATTGCATTGTTTTTTAGTGGCGCATCCAACTAAGATCATGAAAGATAAACAAACTGGTAAGTATGAAGTTCCGAATCTTTATAACATTTCAGGATCAGCAAACTTTTTTAATAAGACTGATAATGGATTGACAGTTTATCGTGATTTTATTGATAATCTTACTACTGTTCATATTCAGAAAGTAAAGTTTAACCATTGGGGAAAAGTGGGTTATTCCGATTTTCTTTATCATAATGCAAGTGGAAGGTATTATGAGAATGCTGGATATGGCTACAATGCTGACTCATGGATTCAATATCAGCAAAGTGAATTAATAGTTAGTGGCAATCCTTTTGAAAATAATTACGATTTACCTTTTTAAAACAACAAATAAAAAACAACAAAAATGAAAACAAACAACGATTATCTCAATTTTCTTGAGAAAAAACAAAAACAACACATTCAAAGTGGATTTGAAGTGGATGAAAAACAATTAAATAGTTTAATGTTTCCTTTTCAAAAATTTATAGTGAAAAGAGCATTAAAAGCAGGTAAATATGCAATATTTGCAGATTGTGGATTAGGTAAGACATTGATGCAGTTAGAATGGGCAAATCAAGTAAATAAACATACTAATAAGCCAGTTCTTATACTTGCTCCCTTAGCTGTTGTTGCGCAGACAAAGCAAGAAGGGATTAAGTTTGGAATTAATATGGATAGCATTCATGTAAATAATTATGAGCAATTAGAAAATATTGATTTTAATATTTATAGTGCAGTTGTTTTAGATGAAAGCAGTATATTAAAAAATTATGAAGGATCAACAAAAAAATTAATTATTGATTTTTTTAAAAAAACTCCATATAAACTTGCTTGTACTGCTACTCCATCACCTAATGATCCAATGGAATTAGGTAATCATTCAGAATTTTTAGACGTAATGAACAGAAATGAAATGCTTGCTATGTATTTTGTTCATGATGGTGGTGAAACAGCAAAATGGAGATTGAAAGGTCATGCTGTTAAATTATTTTATCAGTTTGTTGGCTCATGGTCTATCATGTTAAATAAACCTCAGGATATTGGGTTTGAAATGAATGGATATGATTTGCCGAAATTAAATTTAATAGAAAATCAAATAGTTACTTCTAAAAGAAATAATGGAAGTTTATTTAATGATGCTATAATTTCTGCAACTAATTTTAATCAAGAGTTACGTTTAACTAAAATTGAAAGACTTGATGAAGTAGTTAAAATTATAAATTCTAAGCCTGATGAAAATTTTATAATATGGATAAAACAAAATGAAGAAGGTGAGTTATTAAAAAAATTATTACCTGAATCAAAAGAAGTTAAAGGTAGTGATTCAAATGAATGGAAAGAAAAAACTTTATTAGGATTTGCAAATAATGAATTTAGAATATTAATAACAAAAACAAAAATTGCATCTTTTGGAATGAATTATCAAAATTGCAAAAATCAAATATTTGCAAGTTTAGATTTTTCTTTTGAGGGATTATATCAAGCAATTAGAAGAAGTTATCGATTTGGTCAGAAAAGTGAAGTAAATATTTATCTAATAACAACAGATACAATGAGCAATGTAAATGAAGCAATAAACAAAAAACAAAAACAATTTGAAATTATGCAAAATGAAATGAGCAATGCTGTAAATGCAAATCTGCAAAACAAATTAATGACATCAGCAACATTTGATAATACAGAAGAAAAAAATGAATGGTATGAAATAAAAAGAGGCGATTCTGTTCAATTAATAACAGAAATTGAAAATGAAAGTATTGGATTGAGTGTATTTAGTCCTCCATTTGCTGAATTATATACATATTCAAGTCATGTTGAAGATATGGGAAATTCTAAAGACTATAATGAGTTTTTAATTCAGTTTGGATTTTTAATTAATGAAATTTATAGAGTAATGAAGCAAGGTAGAAATGTATGCGTTCATTGTATGGATTTGCCAATTCAAAAAGGTAAAGAAGGTTTTATTGGACTGCGTGATTTTAGTGGTATGATTTTAAAAGCATTTGAAGATGCAGGTTTTATATATGCGAGTAGAATTACAATTTGGAAAGATCCTGTTATTGAAATGCAAAGAACTAAGGCATTAGGATTGCTTCATAAACAAGTAAAAAAAGATAGTACAATGAGCAGAGTAGGAATTCCTGATTATGTAATGATATTTAGAAAAGATGGAGAAAGAAATGATCCTGTTACAAATAAAGATATGAGTGTTGATTTATGGCAAAAAATTGCATCTCCAGTTTGGATGGATATTGATTATGGAAATACGTTACAAGGATATAGAAATGGAAGAGATGAAAATGATGAAAAGCATATTTGTCCATTACAATTAGAAACTATTGAAAGATTAATTTTATTATATTCAAATGAAAATGATACAGTTTTCACTCCATTTATGGGAATCGGCTCAGAGGTATTTCAAGCTGTTAAAATGAATAGAAAAGGAATAGGTTTTGAATTAAAAGAATCATATTATGATTTAGCAAAGAAAAATTTAAAATCATTAGTTGAAACTAAAAATCAAATAACATTATTTTAATGAAAGCAGAAACTCA